GATTGAAACCACAAGAGGATGAATACATTCTTATGGGAATGGCTGGTTGGGGAACGGTTGATGAAGAATTAAAACAGAATATACGAAACGATTTCTTCAACGATAGTGATAAACTTATTGATTTAAAAGATAATTTACACAGAGGTTGTTTGAATTGGAATCCTGAATACTACAAAGATGATGATAGTGAACAATGGAAATTCGATATAGCAGCAAATGTTCAGGCAATTTGTGAAGAAGAAATCGTAAAGGTATTTGAATTGACAAAACAACTGGTACCCGAAACAGACAATTGTGTTTACATGGGTGGAGTTGCGTTAAATTGTGTAGCCAACTCAATCATAGCTCGTGACCATTATCCCAATTTATGGATACTACCAAATCCTGGTGATGCAGGTTCATCACTTGGTTGTGCAGCTTATGTATTCGGTGAGCATGTAAATTGGACTTCACCATTTACAGGATATGATATTAAAGGTCGTTATCCAAGAAAGAAAGTATTAGACGAGTTACTGAATGGTAACATCGTTGGTGTGGCAAACGGAAGGGCAGAGTTCGGGCCAAGGGCACTTGGTAATCGTTCTCTATTGGCAGATCCAAGAGGACATGAAATAAAAGATAGAGTAAATGATATTAAAAGACGACAAAAATTTAGACCATTCGCTCCATCCGTTCTCGAAGAACATGCACACGAGATATTTGATATGCCAGTTCGTAAGTCACAATTTATGCAGTTTACGGCACCTTGTAAACTTCCTGATAAGTATCCAGCAATATGTCATGTGGATAACACTTCAAGAGTTCAAACCGTAAGTAAAGATGATAATCCTGGTTATTATAAACTTATCAAGGAGTTTTATGAAAAAACAGGATGTCCTATGGTATTGAACACAAGTTTAAACATAAAAGGACAACCAATTGTTAATTCTTATCACGATGCTGTTGCATTTGAAAAACAATATAATGTCAAGGTGTTTTGATATGAATTTAGTTTTCATGAGTGATACACTTACTCCAGAACGAAAAAAAGATATAAACTTTTTACCACACAATAGTCATCCATCGCATCAATTTTTTGAATATACACGAATCGATAATCCTATTTTTAAAGATAAACGATGGGATGATGTAAATGTTGTGGAAGAATTACCAAAAACTAAAAAGTATGTTATTGTTTATGACACTTTTGGTCCTACTGCTACAATAGAAAATTTGATAAATAGAGATACTTTAGTATCAAATAAAATACTTTCTGATTTAAAAGAATCAAAATGTTCGATTGTTTTTTTCCACACGGATTTAAATTGGCGTAGATACACTAACCAATATTGGGAAGAATTTTACACTGCTGTTGAGGGTATAGATCTTAAAAGATTTTATTTTTTATTTGATGAACAGGTAATAGATGACGAGATAAAAAATATAGATTTAAAATTTAATGTTTTTACCGAAAGAAGCTGGCCGTCAGTTTTTTTGTTAAAATCAGATGATTGGACAAAAAATTCACGAGGTCATGAACCTTCATTTTTAACCACTTTATTAAACAACACGAAAGGGTATTACAGACAATTTAAATATTGTTCACATAACAATAATTTAAAAGACCATAGAGTTGAATTACTTTTGTTTTTAATAAAAAATAATTTATTGGATGATGGGGTGTGGTCTTGGTTTGGTGGAAATGAACCAATAGAACAAGGAGCTAAAACGATAGATTTTACTAAATTTGATAGTTCAGAATTTGGTGGAAGTTTTGATTATAGTGAGGTATATGGAAAAGAGGCAGTTGATACTGCACATAAACTTGTACCTTATACATACGATTACAAGGTTGATGGTTTACAGGATTATTTAAATATTATTCCTCATTTCAATAGTTATTTCAACATTGTAACTGAAAGTGTATGGGGTCCTGGATATGAGAATCAGAAAGAAGAAGGTATTTATCCAGAAAAAATACATATTACGGAAAAAATATGGAAGTGTATAATTACATTTCAACCTTTTGTTTTAATATCTAATAAACATAATTTAAAAAAATTACAAGAATGGGGATTTAAAACTTTTCATCCATTTATTGATGAATCGTATGATGAGTTAGATACTTATAAAGAAAGAAAGATATTACTTGAAAAGGAAATCAAAAGACTTTGTAGTATGACAAGAGAAGAATTAGACACATGGTATTGGTCTATGGAAGATATTTTAATACACAATCAACAACATTATGTTGAGTTTATGAAATATCAATTCAAAGGAGTTACAGAGTTTATATTTAAGGCATACAATGATTGATATTTTATTCGTACATACCAATTCTTCAAATCAAACTTTTCAAAGTTTGTCTAAATATGCTGCAATAGAACCACCAATTTGGGCAGCACTTTTAGCAAATAGTATGAGAACTTTTGGAGTGAGTGTGGGTATTTTAGATTGTGAGGCATTTCAATTAAATACTGAACAGAGTTATAATCATATAAAACATATAAATCCAAAGTTGGTGTGTTTTGTACAATTTGGACAACATCCTTCAGCTTCTGCACAAAGTATGCAAGGAACTCATGAATTATTAGAAATGATGGATTTTGAATTTAAAACAATATTGGTGGGATTGTATCCATCTGCATTACCAAAGAAAACACTTCAAGATGAAAAATGTGATTTTGTATGTGAGGGAGAAGGAGTGGATACTTTACTTGGATTAGTAGAAAGTGATTTAAAAAATGTTGGTAAAGTTCCAAGATTGTGGTATCGTGATGGAGATGAAATTAAATTCACGACTAAAACACCAATTATAGAAAATCTTCAAGGTGTTTTACCTGGTATGGCTTGGGATTTGTTACCAATGGAAAAATATAGAAATACAGTTCACTTCTCTTTAACAAATAACAACGATAGAACACCTTTTGCTGCACTCTATACATCACTTGGATGTCCATACAAATGTGATTTTTGTTGTATTAACGCACCATTTGGAAAGTCAGTATTTAGGTATTGGAATCCTGAATTTATTATAACCGAATTTGATAAAATTGCAAACATGGGAATAAGAAATATAAAAATTGCAGATGAGATGTTTGTATTGAATAAAAATCATTTTTTAAAAATATGTGATTTGATAATTGAACGAGGATACGATTTTAATATTTGGGCATATGCCAGAGTTGATACGGTAAGAGAAGAATATTTAGAAAAATTAAAGAAGGCTGGAGTTAATTGGTTGGCACTTGGAATAGAAAGTGGTAATAGAAAAATACGAGTGGATTCTGTTAAAGGAAAATTCCGTGAGGTTGATGTAAAAGATATAGTAGATAAGATAGAATCATTCGATATAGAAATAATAAGTAATTATATGTTTGGTATGAGTGGTGATACACACGAAACAATGAAACAGACACTTGATTTGGCAACAGAACTAAATACAAGTAGTGCAAATTTTAATCCAACTATGATATTTCCTGGTTCACCATTGTTTACCGAAGCTTATAATAAAGGAATAGAATTACCACCAACCTATTCAGGATATTCATATTATTCAAAAGATTCGTTTCCTAATCCAACTGAAACATTGAGTAGAGAAGAAATTTTAAAATTTAGAGATGATGCATTTCAAATATACTTTAATCGTAGTGAATGGTTTGATAAAATAAAAAGAAAATTTGGACAAGAGGCTGTAGATATTTACAAAGATGTTTTAAAAATAAAATTAGAGAGAGATTAGTGGAACAGGTTATAAGTAAAACTGAATTGAATAATATTAGGTCATCAGATAAACGATTAGTTTCTATCAATGATTCTGGTCTGTGTTCTACAATCATAAGTTATGTTGGGGCACTTAGAATTAGAGATGATGCTCTATTGTATAGACCATCAAGAGACAAGTTAGTTGAGTTGAAATACCCTTATTCGCCTTTTGGTTCACAATCATTTGGGCTTGATGGAAATATATTAGAAGAATACACAACACATGAACTTTTGGATGAAGATATAACATACTCTGATGATAAATTTGCAATTTTTGAAGGAGATACACATTCTGATAAAGCTGAGGGATTACAATTTTTTTATCAATGGGGTAGAGTTGATTATAAAAAAATAACTCAATGGGGAACAAATTATCATCGTGATTTAGATTATAGTATTGAAAACTTACCATCGTTAGAAAATTTTATTTTTTATCTCAAAGAATTTGAAAAAAGATTAAATCCATTATTTTTACAAAAAGTAGATGAGTATTCAAGTAATTTTAATGATAAAACTATCTCTGTTCATTTACGAACTGGTAATAATATGGATTGGACACAAAGTAAAGTGGAGTTTAAAAAATATCAAGATATGACTTCAGCCATTGAACGAGAGTATTATAAGATGATAGATAAATACGATGATTCTTACAATTTCTTTTTAAGTTGTGACAATGATGAGCTCTTGACAAGGTTTAAGGATAAATATGGTGACAGAATTTTAACTTTTGATGACGAAGTAGAAACTTCATCTCGTGCATTACTTGATGTATTTTTGTTATCAAAAAATAAAAATATGATTTTGTATCATAATAGTAATTTTTCAGAAGTTGCTTGGTTATTAGCTGGTGCACCAAGAAGTATAAAGGTTGTTTCTTATGAAAGATTTACAAATCCATTTTGGGAACATACAGATGAAGAACAAATTAGTTTATTATCAGAATAATTGATAGTTATATTCAAGGAGTTATTTTATGAAAATATTAGTTACAGGTGGGGCAGGTTATTTAGGTTCGATATTATGTTCTGATTTAGTTAAAGAACATCAGGTGGTTGTATATGATAATCTGATGTATAATCAATCGTCTTTATTGAATTTATTTGGTAATAAAAATTTTAAATTTGTATATGGTGATGTCAGAGATTATTCTAAATTATCATCTTATGTAAATGATGCTGATGTCATCATACCTTTGGCTGCAATAGTGGGATTTCCTGCATGTGATAAAGATAAAAATTTAGCGACAGCAGTAAATTATCATCAAATACAAAATATCTTAAAAAATACATCATCCGACCAAAGAATAATATACCCAAATACAAATAGTGGTTATGGACAACAAACGGAAGGTGTTTGTGTGGAATCACAAACTTTAACTCCCATAAGTCATTATGGAGTAACAAAATGTGATTCAGAAAATTTAATTTTAGATGAAGGTCGTGGAATCACATTTAGATTTGCTACAGTTTTTGGTATGAGTGAGAGAATGAGATTGGATTTATTAGTAAACGAATTTGTTTATAAGGCATTAACTGATAGGTATATCACTTTATTTCAGGCACATACGGTTAGAAATTATATTCATGTAAGAGATGTATCTTCTGTATTTCAATTTATGATAGATAATTATGATAAAAATGTAGGAGAGGCATTTAATGTAGGACTGAGTGATACTAATTTGAGTAAACGAGATTTAACAAAAAGGATACAAAATTATATATCAGATTTTGTAGTTCAGGAATCAGACTATTATGAAGATCCTGATAAACGAGATTATATAGTTAGTAACGAAAAAATTGAATCAAGAGGGTGGAAACCAAAATATTCATTAGACGATGGAATACAAGAATTGATAAGTGGATATCAAATAATAATAAATAAGGATAGTAGTCATTTTAGAAATGGATTTCCTATAAAATATGGACAAGGATTATAATGAAAGAAATAAAAATTTTACAGAATGTCGTTCAACACGAAGGTAGACCAGATCCGTGGGGTGGTGCAAGACGAGAACATGGACATTACTTAATAGAAGATGATACCGATACTGATTGGGTAGAAACTACTGCCACAACTGGTGAAGTAAAATTAGGAACGCATCCATTAGAAATTGGAGAAAAAACAGGTAATTATTATTGGGGAAATCACTTAGGAATAATCGAACCAAAGGATGATGAAATTTCGTTTTTAAAATCAATTTACAGTATTGATGAGATAGATGATGGAGACCATGTGGTGATACCATTTGGTGTTGGTGGGTTACATTCATATCTTGGTTTAGATGGAGAACCACCTAAAAAGTGGGGAAGTATTTTTGATTTTATGAGTAAAGATATAATAGAACTTATTCGTAATAAAAATGTTTATGTTTTAATCAACTATACTCAAGAAGGACATATTCAACACGATGACTATAAAAACTTACACAACGAATTAAGTAGACAGAAAATACCAGCCGATAAAATAATTTTTGTGGCAAGTAATTTAAATGGTAATGAACAATATAAAAGTTTTTGTGAAAAACACAAGAAACTTACTACGAAAAAAATGAACATTATTGAAATGAATCATATGTTAGAAAGTAGTGTTGAAATATATCATCAAATATTAGATGGAGATTATAATAAAAAAATAGACGAACTATATCCACATAAACAATCATTTGTTAGTAAAGAGGATTTAGATGAGGGTAGAAATATCATAAGAGAAAAATATTTTTTAACTTATAATAGAGTAATTAGACAATATAGAATTGCGTTGGTTTCTATGATTTACGAGATGGGATTACAAGATAAGGGAATAATTAGTCTTGGTGCAAAGGGAGTCGATAAGATGTTTGGTGGTAGTTGGCCCAATGAAATTAGTGAATTTATAAGTGATTCAGAACAAAAAACATTAGTAAATAATGCATTAAAAAAAGTAAAACCACTATATCCTATTGATGCTGATGGTGATATAGATGCAGAATTTTTACCTGAATGGGGCAGTGGGGCAGTTGGTCAATGGTCAAATTTTGCACCACAATATAAAAGAGTTTATTTTAATATCGTCACGGAAAGTTGTTATTATGAAGATTGTATTTATTTAAGTGAAAAAGTTTTTAAACCTATTTCACAATTAGTACCTTTTATTTATTTTACTAATCCATTTGCTATGAAAAAAATGAGAGAATTGGGATATAAAACCTTTCATCCTTGGATTGATGAATCATATGATGAAGAAACTAATAATGATAAAAGATTTTTTATGATATTGGATGAAATAAAAAGATTGTGTAGTATGTCAAAGGAAGAAATACATAAGTGGTATTATGAAATGGAAGATATACTTTTATATAACCAAAAGCATTTTTCAGATTACAAAAGACAAGATAATATAAATTGTTGGAATAAAATATCAGAGGTTATAGTTGGTTAGAAAAGAAGAACTTGCACATATTAAAAAGGTGTATGAAAAACCCGATGGATATCTACACTACACCATGTTTTCTAAGTATGTCGTTATTGAAAATTTTGGTATTATACCACACATTGACCATTGGGATGAAATACAACATTGTGTACGACCAACAAAAAAAGAACCAAATTTTGATGGTATAAGTCGTGGAGTTACAGTATGTCAATGTGTATGGGAAATGACTGGTAAAAATACTCATGGTGCATTAGTATATTATTTACGAGAAGTTATTAAGGCAGGTGGAGTGATGCCAGTAGATGTTAAAATCGAAGATGGAAAGATTACTTATTTAGATGGTTCTCATAGAGTAACGGCACACATACAACTTGGAAACGAAATGATTCCTGTTTATATTAATAGAGATAAACAACATTGGTCAACTTGTTGGAGACCTGGTATGATTTTGGAAGATGGAACTCTTGATATGAGTTACGATTTTAGTAAGGAGAGTATTTTAAGATGAAATATTTATATGTTAATGGTTGTAGTGTCGCTGCAGGACAAGAATTAGAACTTACGGTTGGACTGAAAGGAAGGTTTGCATCATTGACTGCAAAAAAATTAGGATTAGAAGAAATTAATGAAGCATTTCCTGCTGGTTCTAACGATAGAATTTTTAGAAAAACATTTTCTTGGATTGCAAATAATCAAGATAAAATAAACGAAACTATATTTCTTATACAATGGTCTGGATGTAATCGGATTGAAGTATTTCAGGGAGACATAAGTAAATATGGTGGTGATCCTTCGATGTGGGATAGGACTAATGAGGGTGATTTTTATGAAACGGCACTTAAATTCAAGGGAACAAAATTTTATACTCCTGATGGTAATGTGAGAGCTGAAAATTATTGGTACAATGCCCTAAATTATCCATCTGAATTAACTAAGGCTGGTGTAGAAAGAACCACACGATACATTATAGCATTACAGAATTATTTTAAATGTAATAATCTAAAGTATGTAATGTTTCATGGATTTCATATGAATGATGCGGTAACAGAACTTCAACAAAGGCCATTATGGGAGGCAGATGAAAAATTAACTAATTTAATAGACCAAGACAATTTTTTGTACTTTGACGAGTATGGAGATTTTTGGAGTTGGAGTAAAAAGTACTATGGTTTAATGCCTGAAAATCATCCAAATGAAGAAGCCAATGAGAAACTTTCAGATATTTTAGTAAATTATATTAATGAAAAAGATTGATATTTTAACGATTAAATATTTCAATAAAATTGAAATAATGAATGAACAAGATGTTATTTCATATGAAGATGGGAGATGGCCTGATAAAAATTTACCATTTTCATTTCCTAAATTTAATAATGATAATTTTAATTTTATAGAATCACCTACTGAAAAGTATATTGTATTTTTTGCTTTAAAATTTAGTGCTGGATTTTGGAACGATGATGTAAAGGATGATATTTTATGGAAACAGATAGTCGAGGATGCCAAACAGGATAAATGTAAGATTGTATTTTATAGTCCTGATTGGGATTCAAGTGATTTGGTAGAAGATTTAAATGTACCAAATTCATATGTTATAAGTGGAGAACATGGTGATAAAGAAAATGTTCTATATGTGGATTTTGTAGGAATCTCATATGTGGATAAAAAAGATAAGTATGTAGATTTTTCTAAGTATTTTGAATCAATGAAACCATACAATCGTGATTTTCATTTTTTAAGTTTTAATCACCATTTAAAAGAAGAAAGATTTCATTTATATAACTTTTTAAAGGAAAATAATATACTTGAAAAAACAAAATATACTTTCTTTTCCCAATACACAAAATCAGAAATTGAAAATGTATTTGGTTCTTCCAAAGGATTACCAACAAAAGGGGATATGAATGATGTCAAGTTGTTACCTGGTAATTTTCAAAATGAAGAATTTTATTTGAATACATCTGCACAACTAAATTCTTATATAAACATAACAACTGAAAATAGAATTACCGAAGGAAATATTTTTTTAGCAGAAAGAATTCATAAAAATTTTATGACCTTTCAACCATTCATTGTAATAGGACAACCACATAGTTTATCATTATTAAAAAAATGGGGATATAAAACTTTTGAGCCACTTATAGATGAAAGTTATGATAGTGAAATAGATTTTGATACGAGATTTGAAATGATAAAAGAAAATATAATGAAATTATCTATTTATAGTATAGATGAATTACACAATTTATATTATGATTTAGAGGATGTTTTATATCATAATGCTAATCATTTACAAACCCAATATGATTATGAATTAAAAAAAGTTGAAATTTTTATAGGAGATTTACATAATGAAAGTGCATAATTATAATGTTCAAAAATATCCATTCAAGATATTACTTGAAGATTTATTAGAGTGCAAATTAGAAAAAATACACGAAAAATATAAAATTAGTAGTGAAGAAATAGTTGGTAAGGTGTATGAGTATTTTAGAACCAATAATGATTTTCAGCTTTTGTGGAAGTCTTTTTGTGATAATGTATTGAAAGAAATTCTTGAAGATACAAAAATTGTAGTTCAGCAATTACCATCTGTTAAAATTATTCCATCGAAAGAAAAACTTACTGAATCAGGTAAAAACAAAGAGTGGGTTCAGTTTGGTGGTAAAATTATTGAACAAGATGGTATGAAATTTAATTGTCATTCTGATGGAGAGGCACCATTTTTTCATCCGTCATGGGAAACTAATTTTTGGATACCGATGGTTGATGTGGACGAGGACAATACAATGTATGTTATGAATGATAATAAACTTAAACCTTGTTTACTTAAACACGGACAAATATTGGAGGCAAATTTGAATAGTTACCAACATGGTGCAAAAACATTTAATAATTCTAAAAATAGTAGAGTTTCTTTAGATTGTAGAGGATTGGCACATAGAGAATATGATACTGATAAACTATCAGATACTATAATAAAATCTAAAAATATAAATTTCAAACAATCAGAGTATTTTTCCGTTGGACAATACTACATGGAAGTTTAAAATGAAAAATGTTTATTTATTTGAAATAGCTGATGTAACAGCACAACAAGTAAAACTACCATATAGTACTGGTTTAATTTGGGGATATTGCCATTTAAACGAAACAATAGCTAAAAATTATAAATTAGATGGTTGGTTTTATTATCGTGAACCGATAGAAGTAATTATGAAACGGTTAGACAACCCATCTGTAATAGGATTTTCAGATTTTGTTTGGAATACACAATATGACCATAAAATTGCAAAACAAATAAAAGAGAAGTATCCTAATTGTATTATTGTTTTTGGTGGACAAGGAACACCAAAGGCAGATAGAGTTTCTAATTTTTTTAAAGAAAATCCTTATGTAGATATAGCAGTTCATGGTGAAGGTGAAGTTACATTTGAAGATATATTGATTGAAAATTTAAAAGAAAAACCTGACTTTACAAATGTATTAGGATGTTCAGTTAAGAATTCTAATTTAAGTGCACACACCACACTACCAAGACCAAGAATAGATGATATTGATTCCATGCCAAGTCCTTATTTAGATGGTCTATTTGATGAACTCGTAGAAAATAAAGACCACGATTATGATTTTGAAGGTGCAATTGAAACGGTTAGGGGGTGTCCTTATCGGTGTACATTTTGTGATATTGGAGATTTGTATTTTCAAAAAATTAAAAAACAATCAAATGAAAAAGTATTTAAAGAATTGGATTGGTTAGTAGAGAATAATGTAGAATTTTTGTACAACGCTGATTCTAACTTTGGAATGTTTAAGGAACATAAAGATATTGTTCAGTATATGACAGACCTAAAAAGTAAAACTGGATATCCTGATAATATTCGTGTAGATTGGGCAAAGGCTAAAGCGGACAAAGTTATAGACTTAGCTAAATTGCTAACTGAGGCAAATATGATGAAAGGTATTACCATAGCCTTACAATCTATGAGTCAAGAGGTATTGGATGCAGTAAAGAGAAAAAATGTAGATGGTGGAAAATTAAAATCTTTTTTTGATTTGTACAAGGATGAGAATTTAAAAACTTACATTGAATTAATTCTTGGACTACCAAAAGAAACTGTAAAATCATTTAAAGATGGAATTTTTGAAATATTAGATTTGGAGTATTACGATTACATTGGAGTATATCCAATGACCGTGTTACCTAATACACCATTTGCAGAACCTGATTATGTTGAAGAACATGGTATTGATGTAACCGAAACATTACCAGCATTTTTTCATCACGATTATCCACAAGGAATGAAAGATGAAACTTCTCTAATGGTTGTTGGACATTCAACATTGAGTCGTGATGAATACATAGAAATGAGTATGTGGAGATGGATGTTTATGTTTGGACATAATCTTGGATACTTACAATATTTGGCTAGATTTTTAAAATTAACATATAAAATTGAGTATAGAGAATTTTATGAAAAGTTTTATTCCTATATGGTAGAAAACCCAAATACATTTATTGGTAAGGAGTATATTGAAACTCAAAAAAGGTATGTAGGAATTTTAAATAAAACAGAATTTTGGGGACGGAGTGTAGATAAAATAAAAAAAGATTATTATTGGGATTTTGAAGAAGCAACATCTTTAATTTTTTCGATGAATGAAGATGAATTGTACAAAAATTTAAAAGATTTTCTATCTCAATTTAAGTTGGACACTCAAGTTGAAAATGATATTCTTGAGTTTCAGAGAATATTTGCATGTAATCCAAATGTAGAATATCCAATTAAAAAAGATTTTCATTATAATATAAAAGATGTATTGTTCGAAAATAAAAAATTAAAAAATTCAGGTTATGAATACACCTTTAAGAACAAAAATTATAATAAAGATTTTTTAAAGTGGTGTAAAGAAATGATGTGGTGGGGCAGACGAAATATGCAACATCAATCTGAAGTTGTTTAAATGCAAGTAACATTTTATTTTAATAATAAAAAATTAGAAAATTTTAATGAAATTTGGACAAATAGAATATTATTCGAAAAGATATTGGAGTTAAAATTAACATCACCTTGTGATATTTTTTTAATTAGACCATCATATGAAAATGATAATCCGTTTGAGGTTATAAATACAATGTCTAAGGATAAAAAAATTATTTTGTGGTACATGGACACATTATCTGAAGAATTGTATAATTTACATAAAAAAGAAATACATAAATTAAAACATGACATAACAATAATAATACCTGATTTTCATCTAAATGGTTATGATTTACCATATAAAGTTTACAATAATTATTCTATGGCAGATTGTATATTAGAACAACAACAATTAGATAGAAAATTAATAAAGTATTTTAATAAAAATAGTGAAAAACTATACAGACAAAAACATTTTTTATCCTTTAATGGAAATATAAAACCACATAGAGTTGATTTATTATCTTTTGTTCTTGAAAATAATTTATTACCAAAATTTGATATATCTTTTAATTCTCATTTTTGGAATCAGGCTGGACAATCTCTACATTTAGATTTAAAATCTACATCAACATATACTTCTACTAAATTAAATTTACCATTATATTACAATTCTTATATTGATGTGGTTACTATGGCAAGTTCACATAGTACTGAAGATTTTCCACGAGTGTATATTGATGAAAAGTTATATAAATCGTTTGCTTGTATGAAACCATTTTTAATCATCGGACAATATAGAACTTTAGAAACTTTAAAGGAATTAGGATTCAAAACATTTTCTGAATGGATAGATGAGTCATATGATACGGAAGTAGATTACGATGTAAGAATGTCGAAAATACACAATGAGATAAAAAGAATTTCTAATTTTTCAATAAAAGAAATGGATGAATTGTACTTTAATATGAAAACAATTCTGTTGCACAATAGCAGTCAGTTAGGTATTCATATACACAAAACAGATAAAAAAATATTGGAGATTTTTAATGATTGATATAATTTATATGAAAGATTGTGGTGGACTCATCAATATTAAAGAACTCGAAGAAGTTTGGGACAATAGTTATTTTATGAAAGGATTCAAAAACATCGAAGATTTTGTTTCAAATGAAGTTAATTTATTGGATGTTAATGAATCCTGGCCAGATTATTTTGTTATGATATTAGATAGTGATGACATTGCAGCAACTTTAGAATATCTTGAATCCCAAGAAACTTTAACTTCTTATCTACAAAATAGTAAATGTCGAGTGTTTGTTACTATAAAAGAAGGTGGTGTAAATGAAGATGGTTACACTTATTATGAATTTGAAGGTATGTCACCTGACCATGAATATGCACAGAGAAGTTTAGATCACTATATACAAAAAAATAAAATTCCTAAAGGTAATGTTATTTGGATGACACCAGAGTATTTAATTGATAATGAACAACAAAAAGATTTTTCCTTTATCCAACAGTTTTTTAACAAGTGGGAATTAGCATTAGATAGTATTAAACAAGAACGCTATCATCCATATATGTTAGATATTTTTAAAAATGGAAAAAACTTTTCTCGACCAAAACATTTTTATTGTGTTAGTTCTTCACCGAGAAGTCATAGATTAGATTTAGTAAATTTTCTCAAAGATAATAATTTGTTGAAATTTGGTAATGCTACTTTTTTTAGTAATGCACATGGTGAGATAGAAAATAATGAATTTGAAATTTTAGGTGACAGAGATTTAAAATTTGATTCTGAATACTATTGGGAAGGCAAAGATAAGACGGGTGATTTGAGTTATCTTCCTACATATGCCATTAATATAACACAATGTTTTAATTCATATTTCCAGCTAGTAACTGGTTCGGTATATGAAACTGATGAAAATTGTAAATTTCCTTTTATATTTTATAATGAAAAAATATGGAAATCTATGATAACTTTACAACCATTTATTTTTTTAGGACAACCAAATACCATATCGATGTTAAAAAGGTTTGGGTTTAAAACTTTTCATCCATTAATCAACGAGGATTATGATAAGGAGTTAAACAATGAAAAGAGAAAAATTTTAGTTTATGATGAAATAAAAAGATTGTGTTCCATGTCGATTGATGAAATGGACAAATGGTTTTGGGATATGGAAGATATATTAATTCATAATTACAATAGGCTTACTGAATATGGATACGAACATTATGATGAGTTTATATCTTTGTTAAAAGAAAAAGGGTAGTATTTTTAAAAACATATATATTTATATATAAGTCCAATAGTGATAACAGGGGGTATTAAAACCCAAAGACCTAACCGACTATGAACGGACTATAAACACACGGAGGCACTTTAAACGGTGTCCTCTTTTACAGAGGATTTTTAGTTTTATGAATATAGAATACATATACACAAATGGGTGTAGTTATAGTGATGGAACAGGACTCAAAGATTATACAGGTGATTCATCTAAAAGTAGATATAGTACTTTTCTTTCTAATAAATTTAACGCACTTGAAATTAATGAATCAAGGGGTGGTGAATCTAATCAATGGATTTGGAGAAAAACATTTGAATGGATTGCAACCAACCAAGATAAATTAGACAAAACTTTATTTGTTATACAACTAACTTATCCAGTTAGGAATGAGATTTGGTTCAAACACAAACAAAATAATGGAGAACTTAGTGAGAGAGATAAAAATTGGTGGGGTGCCCAACACGGACATGATGGATATTCCGCTTGGGATTACAACCAACGAGAACATTCGGTTGATAAAAATGAATTAAATTTTGATTTTATTCCTGATAACGAAGTTCTTTCTGATATAACTTGTAGGTATATACTTGGATTACAATCATTTTTCAAAGTAAATAATATTAAATATATATTTTTTGAAGGTGATTTAGGAGATGAAAATTTGGTTCAAGGTAATGAGGGTAGAATAAATAAAGAAAGTGATATCGCAAAATTTATTGATTTTAATTATTTTTATGGTGAAGGTTTTTTACAGAGTGCTGGAAACAGAAGAACACCTTGTAATCATCCAAATGAAGAAGTTCATATTGAATGGGCCGATAAATTATACAATTTTACAAACAAGGTTTATAAATGAGAGTTTTAATAACAGGTATTACAGGTTTTGTAGGTAGTCATATGGCCGATTATCTAATTGAAAATGTTCCAAATGTAGAAATATTTGCAATTAGAAGATGGAGAAGTCGAGACGATAGTATTAAACATCTATACTCACCTGACACTTATGGTCAAGATAAACAAGATAATGTTCAATTTATCGAAGCTGATTTGTTGGATAGAGGAAGTATTTATAATGCAATTTATGTTTCAAAACCAGATATAGTTTATCATTTTGCAGCACAAAGTTTTCCAGAAGCAAGTTTTCTAAGTCCAATTAGTACATTAACCACAAATATAATTGGTACTACTAATTTATTAGAAGAACTTAAATTGGCAAAGGAAAGAAATTATTGTAATCCAAAGATTGTTAGTGTATCATCATCTGAAGTCTATGGTAATCCAAACGAAGATGAAATACCTATTACAGAAGATAATCCAATTAGGGCAGCAAACCCTTATTCAATTTCAAAAGTCGGACACGATTTATTATCTCAGTATTATCACAGGGCATATGATATGAACATTGTCATTACTCGTATGTTTAGTCATGAGGGTTCTCGTAGAGGTAAACGATTTGCACTCTCGTGGTTTGCATATCAAATAGTTATGGCTGAAAAAAAGAAAGATTTTCCACAATACGCTCCAAGTTTTCCAATGTATCCAATCAAACATGGTAACTTAGATTCTGTTAGAACATATAATCATATAGATGATGCAGTTCGAGCTTATTGGTTGGCAGTAGATAATTGTGAATATGGAGAGGTGTATAACATAGGTGGGGATTATACTTGTACGGTTGGGGACGCGTTAGATATGTTGATATCCAAATCTAAAAATCCAAAGGCGTTTATAAAAGAACTGGATCCTAATAGAGTGAGACCTACCGACATAACTTTACAGGTACCTGATAGTACAAAATTTAGAGAAAAGACTGGTTGGAAACCAACTAAGGGATTAGAAGAAATTTGTGATGATTTGTTAAATCATTGGAGAGAAGTATTGTGAGTGAGTTTAGAGTGGAAGTAAAGGAATCTGAAATATTTCCAGAAGTAAAAATTTTAAAACCAGATCCTTTTTTTGATTATCGTGGTGAAATGTGGACATTTTGGGAAAAAGATAATGAAGTTTTACCAAAAGAACACGAGTGGAAAATTTCTAAATTTACTCGCTCAAGAAAGAATGTACTTCGTGGATTACACGGAGATAATGTAACTTGGAAACACATAAGTTGTGTTTGGGGAGAAATATATTTAGTAGTAGTGGATAACAGACCAGATTCGGTGAATTATTTAGAGTGGGAGAGTTTTCTTATTTCTGAAAGAAATCATACAAGTGTTTTAGTTCCACCAAACTTTGTAAATGCTCATTTATGTTTGAGTGAAGAATGTTTATTTCATTATACACAGGCGTATCCAAAAGATTATGTTGATTGGATGGATCAAGATACCTTGAAATGGAATGACGAAAGAATTGGTATAGATTGGCCAATAAAAAATCCTATATTAAATTGGAGAGACAAATGATAAGTAAACGAATTTTAATAGACTTCGAAACAGAGGTCAAAGAACGATATGAAGCAGGTGAAATTAAGGCACCTGTTCATCTTACATCAAATAATGAGGATGAACTTATAGAGATATTCAAAGATGTTGATAAAGACGATTGGGTATTTTGTAGTTGGAGAAATCATTATCATGCATTATTGCACGGAATACCGAGAGATGTTTTGATGAACCAAATTATTAGAGGTAAGAGTATGAGTGTATACTCAAAAGAACCAAAGTTTTATTCATCTGCTATAGTTGGTGGTATAATTCCAATAGCACTTGGAGTTGCACAATCAATCAAGTTAAAAGGTGAACCAAATAAAGTTTGGTGTTTTGTTGGAGATATGACTTTTGAAAGTGGAATATTTCATGAGTCGTATAAATACGCTAAGAACTTCGATTTACCATTAAAATTTGTAGTTGAGGATAATAATCTTTCTACAAATACACCAGTTGATGAGACTTGGGGTGGTAAACAAGAAGTTCCAAGTGATGTAATTTATTATAAATATAAAAGTGATTATCCACATCACGGAACAGGAAATTGGGTGTTATTCTAATGAAGTATAAAGATGAATTAATAAGAAGTATGGAGTGGTTATCCGAAAAAGAAGATACATATTTTCTTGGACAATCAGTTAAGTATAGTGGTAATGCAATTTACAACACATTGAGCACATTACCAAGTGAAAAATTAATTGAATTACCAGTATTTGAGGAAATTCAAATGAGTATGAGTACAGGAATGGCAATGAATGGATTAGTTCCAATCAGTTGTTTTCCACGATTTGATTTTCTAATGAGATGCATGGATGCGTTGGTAAATCATTTAGATAAAATGCAAAATATGACCGAATTCAATTATAGACCAAAAGTAATTATGAGAACATCTATTGGTTCAACCAATCCTTTGAATGGTGGTGTTCAACATACCAATAATTATACAAATGAATTTAAATCAATTTTGAAAGAAGTTAAAGTTGTATTGTTAGATGAACCCGAAGATATCTTTCCTCAATTTGAAAAGGCATATAATAGACAAGGTTCTACATTATTGATTGAACATGGAGACCATTATAATGATAAGTAAATCATTAGATTTGACAGGACAATCAATTTGGAAATATCCACTTGCGTGTGATACTATTGATGAAAGTGATATTAATTCACTTATAGATTGGTTACGAACAAATCCAAGACTTACTATGGGAGATATTACCAAACAATTCGAAAGAAAGTGGGCTGAATATATTGGTACTAATTATTCTGTGTATGTTAATAGTGGTTCATCTGCAAACTTGTTGATGTTGTATTCTCTGTTGAATGCTAATAAACTAAAAAATAAAAGATTTTTAGTTCCTGCAAATGGATGGGTTACCACAATAAGTCCACTCATACAATTTGGTATTGAACCAATAATGGTTGATGCAGACAAAGACAATTATAATATTGATTTAAATATTGTAGAGGATTATTTAAAACGAGGTGATATTGATGGATTTATATTTGTTCATGTACTTGGAGTTCCACATAGAAAAAAAGACCTTTTGTATTTGAAAGAAAAATACGGATGTTATATTCTTGAAGATTCTTGTGCGTCAGTAGGTGCTAAATATGGTGATGGTAGTTACATTGGAACAATAGGAGATATGTCATCATTTTCATTTTATTTTGGACATCAATTATCCACAATAGAAGGTGGTTTTATAAATACAAATGATGAGTTTTTATACAAAGAATTATTGAAGTTAAGGTCACATGGTTGGGTAAAGGATATTGTCAATGATGAATATCGAAATGACGAAAATTTTCCATTCATATTTAATGAACCAGGTTTTAATGTAAGGTCTACTGATTTACAGGCATATATCGGATTGAGACAATTGAAAAAGGCAGATGACATATTTAAAAAACGAAGTGAAAATCATTTACGGTATATCGATAAACTAAATTATAGATTCGAATTACAAGATTGTACAGACACTACACCTGTTAGTTTACACATTGGTATATTGGCAGAATCAAATGAACATCGAAAATCAGTAATTAAAGAATGTAATGAGAATAGTATAGAAACGAGAGTTTGGTCACATGGAAATCTTGGGAGACATAATTTTTGGAAAAATAGATATGGAGAATTTAACGGAGAAGTTGCAAATAAAATTTATGAACGAGGATTTATTGTACCAACTCATCCACTAATAGATTTAGAAGATGTAGATTTTATATCTGAGGTATGTAATGGGGCTGAGTAAGGATGGGTATGAAATCGTTGATAATTTCTTACCACACTCTGAAGCATTAAAATTAGAATCACTATATTCCAATCATAAAGAATGGTCATTTGCAGACCAAGTAAGAGATGATTTATATACAGAATCTCATTTTCAAAGTGCCCGAACAAAATCTAAATATTTACCGAAGGAAGATGAATCGTATAGTGCCAAATTTTGGAGTTCTACGGAGTTAGTTTCACAAGTAGAAGATATTCATGATAAATATTTTAAACCTTTGTTAAATAAAATTAGTCCACATGAGTTGACTGAT